AATTAGAAGATATAGAAGAAGAGCCAATTACAACCCAAGTAGATGATGATAACGAATAAAAAATAATATTTGAATTGTTTTTTTCAGAATAAACATATTGTCAAATTATAAGAATTGCTATGTGCAATGAAAAAACATAAAGCTATCGCTATACCCGTTACATTTACGGGTGATAAACCCATTTTTTTAACAGTAAGAGATCGTAGATTTAAAGATTGGATATTTGTTACAGGAGGATGTAGACGAAGAGAAATAACAAACCCAATTAAATGTGCACTCAGGGAATTAGAAGAAGAGACGAGAGGTGTAGTTTCTTTGAAAAAAGGTGAATATACTTCATTTAAATTCATAGTTAAAGAAAGTCCCACTGTCGATTTAGAATATAACGTATTCATATTTTTCGTAAATTATTCTAAATCAGAACAAAACGAACTAATAAAAAAATTTAACGATGAAAAACAAAAAACAAATTTAAAAAAAATACAAAAACAATCGTTTAAACGAACTTACGATGAAAACGATTTTATGACTTTTGAAACGCTACATGAATTCAGTTCAAAAAAACAATGGGATAGAATTTATAAAAATATTTTAAGTAACCCAGAATTTTATGCCTGTGTTCAAACTTTAAATAGAAAAACCTTCTCTATTAAATAATGAAATCGAAGAACTATATATTATTACAGATCAGGGAATTACTCGTGGAGAGACACGCATACACACCAGAAAGAGCTGAAGAATATATAAATAAACACAAAGAAGATAAAGTTTATGAACTCCTCGTTTTAAAGAAAAGTTTATCAGAAAACATGGTATATCCAGATGTTTCGCACAGAAGATCTATATGGCATTACAGGTACGACGATGAAAATCAAGAAGAAATAAATTAAAAGAATAAATATAATATATATCAGAAATGTTCCGAAAATGGTGTTCTGATAATGGTTTTTGTAATGGAACCAAGCTATCACATGTATTAATGGACGGTGGCGTCCTTTCTATCCCATTTGATAGGTTGAATGAATTTTATAAAGTATACGTTGAATCTGTATCAAACGGTGAAAAAATATACGTCGTCGAACAGAAAACAGATAACTATAACTTTTTTATGGATCTCGATTATAAAGACGACGACCCTTTATTAGTTGAATATATCAAAAGTATATGTACAGTGATATGTGATAAAGTTTCTAAATTCGGTGGTAAAAATGCTTTAATATCAGTAGCTGAACCAAAAAATATAGGTGATTTAATAAAAACGGGTATACATATAAATTGGCCAGGTTTTGTAGTGAATAAACAGTCGGCTTTAGCAATAAGAGAACATGTCATTAATACAATGAACCTCGCGTATGGTTCAAAAAATTGGAACGATATAATAGATTTATCTGTATACGGATCTTCGGGAAGAAACACAAAAGGAAGTGGTTTTAGAATGCCTTGGTCTTATAAAAAAGCAAAACACGAAAAATGTGGAGGTCAGGGGTGTAAAGAATGTGGGGGAACAGGTAAAACATCACAGGGATATTATTTACCTGTTTTTATATATAAAAAGGGACCTGTTTTATCTATACTTGAACAAATAGATGGTGAACCATCTGTAGAAATTATGGAAATGGCAACTTTACGAACCGAAAACGAGGATCCAGTAATCATAGAAGGTAGCTATAAAAAACAAGAAGGGTCATTTACAACTTTACAAACAAAAGACGAATTCAAAAACGAAGAAGTTTTAGGATACATAGAAACATTCGTTAGAAGACACTTAGAAGGCCAAGAATTTGCTAAAATTACAAAAATGTATAAACATAACAATTCTTTTTTGATATCCACAACGTCTCGATATTGTGAAAATAAAAAGTGTGATCATAACTCAAACCACGTATGGTTCCATATAATAAACGATACTATTTCACAAAAGTGTTTTTCTACTACTGACATAATAAGACACTATGGATTTTGCAAAGATTTCAGGGGAAGAAAACATCAGTTACCATCTAAAATAACAAAAAAATTATACGAAGGTGAAAAAATTACAAAATACGAACCTAAACCTAAACCCAAAACACCAGAAACTAAAAAAGATCAGGTTAAAATTATGTTAAAACAATTTTTAGAAAAATACGTCGTAAAAAATACAGAATTAAACATAATGAATATAAAAAAAGACGGAACTAAAAAATTTACAATAGAAACGAATTATTCGTGTCACGAATGTAAAAAAGATGATATAATTTTTAAAATAGTAAAAAAAGAATTACAACAAAAGTGTTCGTGTTCTTGTAGAAAACACCGTATATTAGATAAAATAGCTAATAGTTTGTAATAATATATTTAAAAGATAAAATACTATATAATTTATAAAATGAGTTTAATCAAATCAGCTACTCCGCAAATACATAAAAAAGAAGTTAAAACACGATCTGGTCGAATTTCTAAAATACCAGATCGTTTAGAACTTTTTGAAGAAGTCGAAGATGATTATTCCGACGGTGATTATGAAACAGAAACAGATATAGAAAGTGAGAGTGAAGTAGATCTTTTACAGTCAGATACCGAAGATTTTTGTGAAGATGAAGACGAAGAAGACGAAAACGGTAACTTAAAAGGATTTGTAGTTTCAGATAACGAAGATAATTACGATAGTGGTTATGAAAATGAGTAATAATACATTTAAAAAAATGAAAACAATTATATATAAAATGGAAACTGACATAGGAAACCCAATTGATTATAATCCAAATGATTTCGAAGAGGATATGAAAAATCACGATAACAGGGAAAGTATTAATGAACAGGAAAACACTGATAAGTATCATTTTCCTCAGCATCAAAACCAAAATCAAATGAATGCACCATATCACCCATATATGGACCAATTCGTACAACATCCACACGAAAAACAAGATTTATTATCCAGTTTAGATAAAACAGCTTACGCTATTATATTTATTGCATTTATATTAGGCTTTTTCATGGGAAAAACCATGCAGCCCGTTATCCTCAGACCCGGATAAATTAATACCGATAAAATCATTTATAGGACCGTCCTTACTTTCTGAAAAATAAGCTCTTCCAGTAACTAAGGGATCATAAAATATATCTTTTAACACTTCTGACGCTGTATCAGATTTATTTTTGCGAATTTTATAAACTTGTAAAAATAAATTTACCATAAAAAGTACAATAAGAATGGTGATTATGTTCAATACGATACTCAACATACTTATAATTATAATATAAAATAAAAATTTACGCTTCTGTATTTTTAGATTCAACAATTTCCCCATCCTCTATTTCATTTTCAGTGACCTGTGCTTCAGTAGATTTAATATCCGACTCTTCTTTTAATCGTTTCGTCTCTTCTTCTTGCCTTTCCTTGTCGTGTTTTTCCATGGCTTCTACTGAATCAAAACCTCTATCCGTTGCTTCTTTTTCTTTAGCTTTTTGTGCATCCTCTTCTCTTATACGCGTCCTTTCCTTCATTTCTTCGGCAATAATCTTATCAGCCTCCTTAACAAGATCTTCCATATTCGCATCTGGGTTTTCTTTTTGCAACCTTTCAACAACCTCAGATGGGTGACTAATAGGTGGTTCATCCGGTTTATTATAAAACTTGGAATTTTCGTCACCAGGTTTATTATAATTACCATCTTCTCTAACTTTAGCCATATCCGATTTCCTTTCGTTAAACATTTTAGCAGCAGCTGCTTGATTTTCCCTATATCCCTGCATGAGTTCTTCGAGTTTTTCGTTACTATAATGTACGTCCTCAATCTTTACCGGATCCGGTGGAATTAAAAGCCATTTATACATATCGACGACGTATATATCAAAAGTGGAATCTTCTTTTTGAAGTCTTTTTGCATGAGACGCGGCTTCGTCCCGAGTTGCAAAAGCCCCTCTAATTTTAATTCCAAACTTATCGTTCTTTTGAGGTGCTTCTGGTCCTACCACTGAAATACAGGCAAATAATTGACCTGGTACTGTTGTATAATCTTGTTCGAGAGACATCTATTTATTGTATATACTATAATATATATAAAACTTTAAGTATTTTAATAAAAAATAAAAAAGTAATGTATGAAAGATCCATTTAAAACTCGTGTCACTAAGAACGATAAGAAAGTTAAAAAAGGATTCTACACACAAAAATATATTAGACTTAAACAAGAAACCCTTAGTAATAAAAAAAGAAACAAAAAAGACCTAAGTGTGAATATAATTAAAACAAAAAGTAAAATATAAAACAAAACAAAATGAACAACACAAATTACTCAAAAAGCTTACAAAACTACGCGTGTGATTTTACACTTCCAGTGATAAAATACGACGCGTATCCACAGGAAATCATCGATTTATACGAAAAAAATGATGCGATGAAATTTTTACCCGGAATTCGTTCCGGAAAAGGTCAGGCCTTATGTTTTCTATCGGAACCGTATCTTCGTAACGGTCAATATTTTATCACGCGTGAAGATTGTGAATCGTTCTGTAACGCTGTGGGTATAAGGTCTCGAGATTCTATTCAGCATTTCAATAAAATTCCTCTTGTACGAGTTAAAGATTCAAAAAAGAGATATTCTTTGAAATACCCCTTTGAACTCAAAATAAACGATTTACTCAAAAGAGAAGACGTAGAGAAACACGTCAAATTATCTGGTTCCAAATCAGATCAAATCTATAAAGTCAAATCGTATTGGACGAAAAAAGCAAATCAAATTCTTGAAGAAGCTGGTGTTTATCTTCGTTTATTGAAATACGAACACGATCATAAATTGAACGATATTCTCAATAAGAAATTACAAGAAGTGAGAGATATAACTGAATATATCTTGGACATACCCGAAAAGGATTGGCAGATTGGTCATTTACGCGCCCAAGGTGGTAATGACCCTGATAATCTCCGCTGGCAACCACCGATCCAAGCTCGATATCGCGACAGATACATATTCAACGAATATTTCGAAAAATTAAGAATCTAGTTAAAGTTAACGTTTTAATATTAAATAATACCATGGAAAACCAAATACTACACGAAAACTGTTTAGAAGGCATGAAAAAAATAGAAGACAATTCAATAGATATGGTATGTACGGACCCACCTTATTTTTTAGATGGATTAGGCGACGATTGGGATAAGAAAAAACTCGACGTCAGAGGTACCTCGTCTGTCGTTGGTAATCTTCCTAAAGGTATGAAATTTGACCGAAACCAATCTAAAAAATTTAATACATTTTACAAGGACATTTCGAGAGAAGTGTTTAGAATACTCAAACCCGGTGGTACATTCATATCTTTTAGTAGTTCTAGATTATACCATTCCATGGCGATGGCAGTAGAAGATGTAGGATTTGAAATAAGAGATATGCTCGCATGGGTGTATAAACAGTCACAAGTTAAAGCATTTTCACAAAACCATATAATCGAAAAAGATAAAACGCGAACACCCGAAGAAAAAGAAAAACTAAAAGAAATGTGTAAAGATTGGAGAACACCTCAACTTAAACCCGCCATAGAACCCATGTGTTTAGCAATTAAACCCATAGAAGGTAGATACATAGATAATTTTGAAAAATACGGAACAGGACTCATGAACACGTCCGAAGAAACAAAAGTATCCGGTAAATTTCCTATGAATGTCATGACAACCGAAGAAAACGTACTCGACCAAGTTTTTCTAATAAACAAACCTTCTAAAAAAGAAAAAGGTAATTTTAACACACACTTATCCGTAAAACCAGTTGAACTCATAGAACAATTAATTAAATTATTCACACGAGAACATGCAATAGTTTTAGACCCATTCATGGGAAGTGGTACAACCGCAATAGCTTCCATAAACACAAAAAGAAGGTATTTAGGTTTTGATATAAATAAGGAATACGTAGACATATCTAATAAAAGAATCACGGATTCCAACGAATAAATTTTGGTAAAAGTGCTAACCCAAATAATAAAATCGTGACATCGATTAACATGACTTTATTTTTTATGGATGGACACCAATTCTTATACTTAACGATCTGTTCTGAATCTTGAGGTTTTATCCAGTGGTAAAACATAGCGAGGTATGTGGGACCAAGGTTACGTTTACACGCGTACCAGTGGTCGTAATAAGCGAGTGCTACGTAAGGTAAATATAAAAGTCCTAGAAGGACCCACTTGTTTCTATGAGGTAAAAACCAATACCCTGAGGCTAACACTAAAGTAAACCATATACATTTCCAGTTTGCAACGGGCTGAGTATCGTCACAATTTTTATCTTCGATTTCCATTTTCATTTCTTCTAATATGACGAGAGATAAAATTAGATATAGGTTTGTTATATAGCTCTTCTTTAATTTTTTTCATATGAGTCTCTATATTTTTCTTTTTTTTGTACAGATCGTCCATATCTTTACCTATTTCAATAATATGAGAATTTAAAAAAAGTATTTTTTTCTTCGTATTTTTATACTTTTTCAATTTTTTCTCGTTATTCTTTATTTGATTAATTGTAGTAGCACTAGTATTGATAGAATATAATAATCGTGTTGCTTCACCTTGTAATTCATCTCGTTTTTTGAGTCTATCGATTTGTGTTTTTACTAATCTTCTGATAGAGTTATGAAAATCTTTCTTAAGTTGTTTCATTTCGTTAGTTATTTGTGTCAATGTATTAATTTCTTTTTGTCTTTTTTTTATAGTGTTACTTACCATTTATATACTCTGATATTTTATCGGGAGACTTAATTATATTAAATCTATTTTTGTTTTAGATTATGTGTTGGAGAGTCATTACGAATTGGAAAATTTATAATACACCGAAGATAAGTTTCTCCACAAAACGTCTCGGATCCAATTAAAGTATCCCCCAAAACTTCTACATGTATAATGGCTAAGGCGGTCATCGCACGGTTTATTGATAAAGTCCATAATTAACAAAAGTCTCTCACCCTTCTTAAATTCAACTTTGTGTAAACAATTGTCAGCTTCCAAAAATACACCCATGTTCTTTTTGAATGGAAACTCTCCGTATCCTTTTATATAAAACATTGTATCGCTTGTATCATGAATTGGAATGACTAGACGATATTGTTTTACTTGTGCACTATACCTCTTGATGTCGTGGTGGTAATTTTCATAATACTGAGACTTCATACCCTGAAAATAGTACCGAATCCAACACCTCTGTAAATCGAGAGAATTCACGGGATACAAATCTTCGCCAACAAATTGTGATAATTGTTTCAAAAACTTTTCATTCGAATAAAAATTCAACTTTACATCTTCGTTTAAATTTTTATTTTTTTTAGCCTTTGTCAAAAATTTATCAACAAGTTTCTGGCGACATGTATCGGACAATATATTTTCAACGATTACAAATCCTTCTCCTTCAATAACGTGGTCACCATGTGCATTGACATCACAATTTAACTCTATGTTATCAACCTTTTTACTATAGAGAATAAATGGAAACACGAATATAAGTATCAATAATATCGTAATGAATATCATATATTATATACAATTATTTTAAAACCTTAGTTAACTCCATTTAAAAAATAAAAACCAACATGAATAAATGGAGGAGATACGCAAGTACCATAACGAGTCTAAGCGTCTCCTCATCCAATCGGCTACCCGTGAAGGCGATAGTATTTTGGATGTAGGATGTGGATTCGGTGGTGATCTTCAAAAGTGGCGACACGCCGGGGCTAATATAAGCATGTGCGAACCAAACCCGGACTCACTTAAGGAGGCTAAGTCACGTGCCAAGAACATGAAAATACGCGTCAACTTTTACGAAGGTGATATATTCGCGTGTCCCCAAAGGAAATACGATGTCGTATGTTATAACTTTGCGTTACACTATATATTCGAAACGAACACGTTATTCGAGACGTCTTTATTAGCAATAAAAAATAGAATGAAACCCGGAGGTCAATTCATAGGAATCATACCGAATTCCGATAAGATTATCATGAACACACCCGTAAAAGACGAGTTAGGGAACTACTTTCTAATGAAACATACGAGTTCGGGTAGGTTCGGTGAAAAGTTATACGTCCACTTAGCCGATACACCGTATTACGCGAGTGGACCTAAGGTCGAACCTATAGCGCACAAGGACATGTTGTTTACGCGAATGGAAGATTTGGGGTTTACTTTAACACTGTGGGAAGATCTTAAAGGGAACCCGGTTTCGGATTTGTATAGTAAATTTAGGTTTGTGTATAAGAAATGATTATTTTCTGGTGGCGTTACCCGCTTTTTTTGTTTTGTTATTTATTTTCGTCTTGTTTAGTTTTTTCGCGAGAGTGTTTGGTGTGTTTGGTTTGTTTGATTTTACAAACTTGACGAAATTTAAGTTTCTTCTAAATAGTGGTTTTTGTGTAAGTGGATTTACACCGATATTTTCGTTTGGTCTAAGACTGTATAAAAAGTCAATATTAGTAATACTAGTATTGTTATTTTGCGTTTTTATCCAATTTAAAAGTGTTTTTTCGTGTAAATAATACTTATT